ACCTCGGCAGCTTCGCCGCCTGCAGCAAGTGCCGCCAGCCGACCGAGCACAGCGAGCTGGCCACCTTCGGCGCGCAGTGCCGGCCGTGCTTTGCCACCTACTGCGCCGAGGCCAACTCGGACACGCCGCCGCCGCGGACGCCGGCCGAGCGCCGGGCCGTGCTGCAGCGCCTGGAGCGAAGCGCGGGCGGCATCAGCCGCAACCACGCGGCCGAGCGCGTCAAGGCGCTGCGCAACCTCGAGGCCAGCGGCAAGCAACTCGGCGGCGCCCAGCTCTGGGTGCTGGCGTGCTGCGAGGCGAAGCTCGGCATCGGCCAGGCGGTCAGCGACGAGGTGCCGGCATGAACAGCGCCCAAGCCGCCGCCCTGGAAGCCCGCCGCAGTGGCGTGGCCGCGTGCGTGCTCGACGCCATGACCGACGCCGAGACGGCTGAGGCGATGGGCGTGCACCGCCACACGGTCGAGCGCGACGTGCGCGAGCTGCAGCGCCGGCACGAGGCCCGCAACCGGGTCGCGCTGGCGCTGGCGCTTGACCGGCTGCGCTTCGCCGAGACGTTTTCCACCCCGAAGGAGATGCCCCGTTGAAGATCCTCGCCATTGACCCCGGCACGACGCAGAGCGGCTGGGCCGTCCTGGAAGGCGCCTATGTGCACGAGTCCGGCGTCAGCCCGAACGAGCACATCATCGAGCGCATCCGCACGACCGGCGGCTACGTCGCGGCCGGGCTGCTGCAGCCGATGACGCTGGCGGTCGAGCGCTTTGAGGCCCGCGGCATGCCGATCGGCGACGACAGCGTGCAGACGATCCTCTGGACCGGCCGCTTCGTGCAGGCGTGGCACAAGCCCGACGAGGTGCGGATGGTCAAGCGCTCCGAGGTCAAGCTGCGCCTCTGCGGCACGACCCGGGCGAAAGACCCGAACGTGCGACAAGCGCTGATCGACCAGCTCGGGCCGCCGGGGACGAAGAAGGCGCCGGGCGGGACGTATGGCGTGGCGTCGCACGCGTGGGCTGCGCTCGGGGTGGCGCTTGTGGCGTCGGGGATGAGGGCCGCCGCGTGACCCTCGTCTGCGTCCCCGTCGGCTCCGGCAACTGGGCCGAGATGCGCCTCAGCTACCGCGGCCCGCAGTCGGCGCCGTTCCTGGCGCGCGTGGGCGAGACGTTCACGGTGGCCGGGGTGACTTGGCGGGTGCGGAGGGTGGAGCCCTAGCGATTCAACGGGCCAGCCAGCACCCATGACGCGGCGCAACAAAGGAAGACCATGGAAACGTTTGTGCAACCAAAGATCACTGGCTACCGCCAGCTCACGCCGACCGAGGCCGCGCTGATGAACGAAGGCAAGGCGCTGGCTGAGCAGTGCGGCGCCTACATCGCCAAGCTGCGCGCCCTTCCGGCGACGGGCGCCGATGGCGTGCCGTTCACCAACGACGGCCCCAATGGTCTGGTGCCGAGCATCGACCAACGCTGGGTGAGCATCGGCGCGACCGACCTGCAGCGCGGCTTCATGGCCGTGATTCGGGGCATCGCGCAGCCGAGCACCTTCTGAGGCAGCCATGACGACCTGGGCCGACGAGTACATCACGCTGCTGAACGACTGCGAAGCGCGCGAGGAACGACTGACCGACTGGGAGCGCAGTTTCATCGACTCGCTGCGCCGCCAGATCGAAGCCGGCCGCCGGCCCAGCCCGAAGCAGATCGAGTCGCTGGACAAGGCATGGGAGCGCGCGACGGCGCGAGGCTGATGCCCACCGCCCGCCTCCCCGACGGCCGCGAGGTCGACACCGCCAGCCCGGAGTGGCGCGCGCACTGCCTAGCCGAGTGGCAGGCGCAGCAGGTCGTGGTCGACAGGCACGTCAGCACGCTGCAGGGCATCCGCACCACCGCCGACCGTCGGGCCTACCTTGAGCGGGTCAGGCAATCCGCCGGCAGCCAAATCGAGGAGCGCGTGGCGCAGGGCTTTGCCAGCTGGTTCGAGGCCGAGAAGAAACGCCGCCAAGACACTGCCCGCCGATCAACCCCCACCGGATGACCCGCGCAGACCGCCAGATGCTGCTGTTCACCGACCTGCCGATCCCGACGGCGCCGCCCGCTTCACCCCTGCCGAAGCCGGACAGGCCCTGGCGGGTGGCCGTGCAGGCGCTTGCCTGCCTGCTGCAGCTGCCGATCCGCGCGCCGCTGCGCGAGCTGGACCGCGACGACCTGGCCGAGCCGGCGCCGGTGCACCGCATCGTGTCGGCCGCGGACGCGCCGCCGGTGCAGACCGTGGCCGTGAGCAGCATCTTCGGCCTGGCCGCCACGGTGCAGTCGCTGAAGCGCGGCCGGTTCGGCACGGCCGAGCAATTCGCGCCCGCTCCGTACCGTGTCGAGCGGTCCTACGCCGACGGCACGCTGCGCGTGATCCGGCAGCGGCCCGAGGACACGGCCGAGTGGCAGGAACGCGAGCAGCGCCGCAGGGCGAAGCAGCGACCGCCCAAGCCGTCGGCGAAGGCGAAGACGCGGGGCAAGAAGGTGCGGCAGTGGGACGGAGAGGGAACCGATGACTGAAGACGACGACGCACCGGCCCAGGCCGCAGAGCCCGGCCAGCAGCCCGGGGCGAAGCCGCTGCGCATGCCGCGGCACGAGCTGTTCGCGCAGGAGCTTGTGGCCGGCAGCATGAAGACCGAGGCCTACATCACCGTCTACCCGCACGCCGCGGCATGGAAGCCGGCCAGCGCCTACGTGAAGGCTTCGATGCTGGCGGCCCGTGACGACGTGAAGGCCCGCGTGGCCTACCTTCAGGAGCAGGCCGCCAGTGAAGCCGTGTTCACCCGGGCGCAGCACCTGGCGCGGCTGAATGTGCTGTCGCTCGATGCGCAGCGGTCGAAGGACTTCACGGCCGCGGTGCGGGCCGAGGAAAACCGCGGCAAGGTGGCCGGCTTCTACGTCGAGCGAGTGGAAGCCTCGGGCCCTGGCGGCTCGCCGCTGCTGCCGAGCGTGATCCAGCTTGTGGGGCCCGATGACGGTCGCAAAGCTCCAGATCCCGCCTAAGCTGATCCCGGTCTTCACCGGCCCGGCGCGCTACCGCGGCGCGCACGGCGGCCGGGGCTCGGCGAAGACCCGCACCTTCGCCCTCATGACGGCGGTGCGCGCCTACATGGCAGCCCAGGCCGGGCAGCGCGGGCTGATCCTCTGCGGGCGCGAGTTCATGAACTCCATGGAGGACAGCAGCCTGAACGAGGTGAAGCAGGCCATCGAGTCCACGCCATGGCTTGCAGCCTACTTCGAGGTCGGCGACAAGTTCATCCGCACCAAGAACCGCCGCGTGCACTACGCCTTCGCAGGCCTGCGCCACAACCTGGACAGCCTGAAGGGCAAGTCGCCGATTCTGGTGGCCTGGATCGACGAAGCCGAGCCGGTCAGCGAAGCCGCCTGGACGAAGCTGGGCCCGACCGTGCGCGCCCCGGGCTCGGAAATCTGGGTGACTTGGAACCCCGAGAAGGACGGCAGCGCCACCGACAAGCGCTTCAGGAAGCACCAGGCGACCGGGTCGAAGATCGTCGAGATGAACTACGGCGACAACCCGTGGTTCCCGGCCGAGCTGGAAGCCGAGCGGCTGGCCGACCGCGAGCGCCTGGACGACGCCACCTACCGCTGGTCGTGGGAGGGCGCCTACCGCGAGAACAGCGACGCGCAGATCCTGGCCGGGAAGTACGTGGTGCGCGAGTTCACCCCGGGCGCGGACTGGGGCGGCCCGTACTTCGGCCTGGACTGGGGCTTCAGCCAGGACCCGACGGCCGGGGTGAAGCTGTGGGTGCACGACCGGCGCCTCTACGTCGAGCACGAGGCCGGGCGGCCGGGCCTGGAAAACGACGACATCGCCGCGTACATGATCCAGCGCCTGCCGGGCATCGAGAAGCACACGGTGCGCGCCGACAGCGCCCGGCCAGAGACGATCAGCCACGTCAAGAGCACCGGCAACGGCCGGCGCCAGGCGTTGCCGCTCATCATCCCGGTGGACAAGTGGGCGGGCAGCGTGGAAGACGGCATCGCGCACCTTCGCGGGTACGCCGAGATCGTCGTGCACCCGCGCTGCACGGCCTTCCTGAACGAGGCCCGGCTCTACAGCTACAAGGTCGACAAGAACACCGGCGACCCGACGACCATCATCGTCGACGCGCACAACCACTACATCGACGCCAGCCGGTACGCGCTGGGCGGGCTGATCCGGCGGCCGACGCAGAGCCTGGTGTTCTAGGCGCCCCCGTTCCTAGCATCGGCCCCCTATGCCCGAGCTCACCATCAACGCCGACTACCTGCGCGCGCTCGTGCGGTCGCGCGAATCGCTGCTGTACGGCTCGCTCGACGAGAAGCGCCCGCGGGCCTGGAGTCAGTTCGGGTATCCCGAGACGCTGACGCCCGACCGCCTGCTGGGCGCCTACCTGCGCGGCGGCCCGGCCTTCCGCGCCGTTCACCACGTGCTCGACCGCTGCTGGCAGGAATGGCCGCGGGTGAAGCTGAAGGCCAGCGACGACGAGACGCCGTGGGAGACCCGGCTGCAGGGCATCCTGGAGAAGGTCAACGCCTGGCCGAAGCTGCAGGACTGGGACCGCCGCAACATGGTCGGCCGCTACGCCGGGCTCATCCTGCGC